GTTGCTGTTAATCCAGCAACACATAATATTGATCGGTAAAATGTTTTTGGAACCAGTCCAGGCCCTTGCGCATTAGCTGCGCGTCACCTGTTACTTCAGCCCCCTTGATCACATCATAGACCGCCACGGCGTACCGGGGCAGCTGGCAGCTCTGGCCGCTGTAGGGATTAGTTACAGTCTCCAGCGCGTGCTTAGACTTTGGGTCTGTCATCATTATTTTAAACGGTAGTTTCATTTATCCTCTTTCTGGTTATGCTGGCGGTGCACGCGTCCAGGTCCCGTCGGCCCTGATTAAGCTAATGACGCGCCAGCTGTTATCTGGACCCTGGGTTGAAGCCGGCGTGCTTTGTTTTAATAGCTCGAGCGACAGGCTTAACAGGTTATCACCTGCCAGGATCCAGATATAGATATATAGGATAATCCTATAATTACAATAGCTAGTTTAAAAATAATTTAGTTTATCCACAGCTTGAAACCATGGGGCGGGGGCCCACCCTAATAGGGCGGGCCCACCCATCGCTTGTAGCCTTAGGGCGGGGGCCCACCCAAAAAAAAAAACAAAAAAATTTTTCCTAGTTTAGAATTAATCTAAACTAGGAAATCATCAAGGACAGATGAAACTATGTATTCTGTAATGGTCTTACCTCATTGGTAATCATATTCCTTTCAATATAATCAGGTTGACTTTCAACCCTATTATAATCTCGATCATATCTATTTGGGTTCCAAACTCGTCGCCACGCATTTTCTTCTGTTAATGTCATTGGTTCGTGTAGTCTGCCACTAATTTGATCTACTGCTCTATCAATAAAATCTTCTGCCCAATCGTTATAACAATTCATTGAGCAAAAATTTCCCTTTCCATAATAGAGAGTTGATCTTCTTCTAGTTTGATTAACTCGATTATCTTTCGAGCCTCGTTTCCTGTCCTTTGTGTCGTAAGTATGGCACTTATGACTTTGGCAATATTTTAACGCCATTTTCTGTCCTTTCTTGTTATGCAACTTGCAGTTGCGTTTTTATACTGCCAACTGCAAGTTAGCTTTAATGATATTAAAGTTTTTATAAATTAATATAATATCTTATATAATCCCTTGACTTTAAAAGTCAATAGTTTAAAAGAATATTTATGCAAATAAAAATAAATTCAGCAATTTTACAATTTGCAAAGGTGTCGTGGGGCAATCTGAATAAACCCCACGAGCCGATAAACATTAACCAATAAAAAAGAAAGAGGACACATGGCACGTATAAGACTAAACCAAGAGTACCGAAACAAAGTTGCAAATCGTATAAAGCAATCTTTATTTCAAGAGGACACCCAAGAGAAGAAAAAGTATGACACTCTAAAAGCTGAGCAAGTGGATATAAATGACAAAGCTTGGTCTGTCGCTAAAGACATAGTAAGACGACACTATACCGAAGAAGATGTAGAGAAAGCTTACTACTTACAAAACAAGTTTGAAAATGTTTCAACTATTGCAAAAGATAGTTGTTTTCATTTTCACTATCAAGGTCTAGCAGAGGAAAAAGACTATAATGGAAATGTATCAATGGTTGAGAAACCAATAGAAAAACATTTTGATTTTAGATTAAATGGCTCTATCGAGGCTGAAAACAATTATTCTTCTAGTCGTGATAGTAGTTATGGCTTTGCCTTGTTTCGAGATGAGATAAACGCGCAAGAAAATTGTAATGCTGATATCTTGATTGAACAAGCTGACAAAGACGACAATCCACACAAAAGAAAATTTGTTGATAATAACAATGAGTATCTTGGATTGAGTGGTGGTCGAGATAATGAAACCAAGTATGGTAAAGAGTGGAACGAAAAATATAATCTTGATTTAATTGGTCGTGATTATTGTCGTGATAGGTCTATTGCTTGCACCGAACAAGAATTTAATTTTCTTGTTTCTTGGAAAGCGAGTAAAGGTCAATTTGTTGTGGCACATTCAAAATGGATTGATAGTGTCTTAAAACAAATGAAAGAAATCAAGATTGGATTAAAGGGCTACAAATGGTTAGATGAGGCGATTGAGTTAGCAAATGAACTCGGTGTTCAAATTACTGACCACGAAATAATAAGAACTAATAGTACAGGGCTTGTTATTTACAATCCGAAAAATCTAGCTGAAAGAATAAAAGGTATGAAAAATACTGAAAAAACTAGAGAACAAAAGATAGCAGAACGTGTGGCATATATGCAACAAGAAGAAAAAAAAGTGAATAACCTAAATTAATTGTTGTTTAATTATGGGATTAATATATATTAATCCCATAACCAATTAAGGTTATAGAAAGCGAGAAAACAAATGACAATAGCAAACACAATAATGCCGAGTGGTTTTACATTCCAACAAGAATTATTACTGCAAGCATTAAAAAGACAAGCAACAACTGGTATGCTTATGACAAATCCAAGAGTGACTGGGTTTTCAAGTTTTACTAAAGCTGTGTTGCATTTTATAGACGACAAGAAAGCACCTAAAACTTGTAAAAATTTATACAAGTATTTAGTTGAGAAAGGTTGTTATGATAAATAATAAACCTTTCACAATCACTTACTACTCAGCAAGTGATAAGAAACACATAACAAGATCGGCTTTGTGGACAGATAAATGCAGATATTGGGTATCTAAACAAGGCAGATTATTAATGACTTATTTTGATGTAGATCAAGACGGATATAGAACTGCGTCGGATAGTTGGAAAGTTAGATTGTAATGACAGTTAAACTAGCAATCTTTAATGTAGCCGTACTCTTGTACGGCTACATAATATTAACAATACTAGGAGTAATATAATATGACAAAAGAAACAAAAGATAAAAAATTTATGATTATAGAAAAAGAAATATTTTTGGGAACTCCAAAATATTCTATTCATAAATCAATGATGTATGATTTAACAACAGCAATAAAAAAGTTGTTGGCACTTGATACATTGATCGAGGATAGAGAACGATATTCTTATCACTTGCAAGAGGTTTCATTCAGCGAGGTTCAAGAACCTTTGGTGTTAACTGATGAAGTGAAAGAAACAGAACAATCGGAAATGCCTTTCTGATTTAATCTCGCTAGGGTTTGTGGTTTAGGCATGAGCCACAAATCCTACAACATCCTATGCAAAAACTGCATAGCTAAAATTGCATACACTACATGTAGTGTGTCAAGAAAAAAATTTTTCAAGATATACCGGGCGGGCCCACCCCCTCCCTGGCGGGCCCACCCATAGAGGTACCAGACGGGTAGGCATTCTAGATTGCAAAACAAAAAGGCAATACCCCCTAAATAAAGATAGGGATCCTAAGTCATACTAAAGTTGAAGATTTAGACGATTATGGTATAAGTTTTGAAAACATATTAGTAGATATGCCTAGCAAAAAAATTTTAGAAAAAAAATATCAGGGTTTGACCCCAGACGAAACCGCTAATCTAATCGAACTTGAGCGTAGTGTAGCATTAGATGAAGCCCGACCAAATATTACAAAAAATTTTTTAAGTTTTGTTAAGTATGTGTGGCCTGAGTTTATAGAGGGGTCCCATCATAAAATTATTAATAAAAAATTTAATGATCTCGCTAACGGGAAAATTAAACGTCTGATCATTAATATGCCGCCAAGACATACGAAGTCGGAGTTTGCTTCATACTTACTTCCGGCATGGATGATTGGAAAAGATCCTAAACTAAAAATTATTCAAGCAACACACACAGCAGATCTTGCGATAGACTTTGGTCGTAAAACTAAAAACTTAGTTGATCAACCAAACTACAAAGAACTTTTTACAACTAGACTACAAGAAGATTCCCAGGCAGCAGGAAAATGGAAAACCGATCAAGGCGGAGAATACTTTGCAGCCGGTGTTGGTGGAGCAATCACAGGTCGTGGTGCGAACCTATTAATTATTGATGATCCACACAAAGAACAAGATATTAGAAAAGACAGTAAAGCTTTTGACAAAGCAATGAATTGGTACACGTCAGGTCCACGTCAACGTTTACAGCCTGGTGGTGCAATTGTGGTTGTAATGACTAGATGGTCTACAAAAGATATAACGGGTCAATTATTAAAAGCTCAATCCGAAGAAGGAAGTGATCAATGGGAAGTTGTAGAACTGCCTGCGATATTACCTGATGGCAACCCTGTGTGGCCAGAATTTTGGACATCGGAAGAATTACTTAAAACTAAAGCATCAATTCCTGTTTCAAACTGGTTGGCTCAATATATGCAGAACCCGACTGCTGAGGAAGGAGCAATATTAAAAAGAGAATGGTGGCGTGATTGGAAGGCTAAGTATCCACCACCTTTAGATTATATTATACAAAGTTATGATACAGCATTTACTAAAAAAGCATCTGCTGACTTTAGTGCTATAACCACGTGGGGTGTCTTTACGACCGAGGATTCAGGACAGAATATTATACTCCTAAATGCATTTAAAGACCGTTATGACTTTCCAGAACTCCGGCGAGTAGCCCTGGAAGAGTATCGAGACTGGAATCCTGACATGGTAATCGTTGAAGCCAAAGCTTCTGGACTACCTCTGACACATGAATTGAGACAGATGGATATCCCAGTAATTAACTTTACTCCTAGCCGAGGAAATGATAAACATACAAGATTAAACTCCGTAGCCCCTCTCTTCGAGAGTGGTAAAATTTGGGCCCCTATGCATGAACACTTTGCACAGGAAGTTATTGAAGAATGTGCTTCTTTCCCATTTGGAGAATATGATGACTATGTCGATAGTACGACACAAGCCATTATGAGAATTAGACAGGGTGGTTTGGTTCGACATCCTGAAGATTATCAAGATGAACCTATTGTACGAGGAGAAGTAAAGTATTATGGTTAAACAAATATTACCAAAAGCTGGAGAAGCAATATTAGCATTATTTAATAAGTTAGGTGGGAATATGAACAATGTCCTCGGTTCCCGATCCAACATTACTTTTTTAGGAAAGGGTAAAAATCCTGAAGGGTTCATCGACGCTGACATCAATACCGAAGCAATCGGTTTTTTAGGTAAAAATAAAATCTTAGAAGAACTAGAAAGTTCTATCGGCTATCTAACAGCTGGCAAGCTTAACGATGTTCAGGCCAATAAGTTATTAGAGAACATGCAAAAGGTTGATGAAGTATTCAGTCCGAAACAAGTCGCAAACATCACGGACCTGGCAACAGGGACCAGGAACCTGGATCAAGAAGGTTTAGGTTCGTTAAGAGAAACAGAAAAAATAAAAAGATTTGAAGCAGGTCAAAAAACAGGTAACCCTGCAATGAAAGAAGTCATGCAAGAGGATATTAGAGCATTGCAAGATGATCTACCACCTCCAGGCTCAGGTGTCATAGAGGATATTCCACTTGAACAAGGCTTTGCAGGATTTGAAAAAACAATTAGATCTTTAGCAAAACAAGACCCTGAACTCGCTGCACAATACAGAACAGTAATGAGTAACAAAGGTGATGTACCCGTTAAACGTGCAAGTGCCAGAGAATTTTTAGTAGAAGCATTAAAAAAAGAAAATCCTAATGATACTACATTCGCAGACATAGTTTCTGAAGTTGATGTTAAATATATTACAGAAGGTGGCGGTGGAATTTCTGGAGACCCTATAGCATTAGTTAATAAATATTTTGGTCCAAGGATTGCAGAAGCATTACCATCAGGAGCAAGTTCAGAGGAGATTGCAATCTTCACGCAAAGAGTTTTAAACAATGTCGTAGATGCAAATGGCTTACGTCCAGGTGATCCAAGGTTCGATAGATTGACTGCAACGTTTATTGACAACACTCAAAACTTTGCAAAAGGCGGACTAGCTAAGATCCTGGAGGTCTAATGGCTCAACCAACCTTTAAAAAAATAGAAGGCGAACCTTATTTATACGAGGCTACATATCCAAGCGGCACTAAGAAATATGTGATTAGAGGATCAAGAACAGGAGCTCCAGGAAAGAAACAATATTTTCCTTTTACATTTACAGGATTAAAAACAGCAAAAAGAGAAAGAGATGAGTGGGTTAAAAAAACAGATAAAATTATTCAAGATAAAATAAAAAAACAAGGAGCCCTTGATCCTGCTGTTAAAAAAGTTGCAAACCCACCTGATCCAAAAAAACCTTGGAGATATAAAAAATCTGGAAGTACAAGAGGGGATGGTAAAGCAAAAGCAAGTATAGAATATTTTGCTTCAGAAAAAGAAGCACTAGCTGCACAGGCTGATGCAAAAAAAGCAAAATACGATGCTAACACTAAAATTCCAAAAGGTGATTTACAAAAAATTAAAAATAAAATTATAGCTGGTGATACATTAGAAGAAATAGCAGAAACATATAAATCCAGCACAAGACCTATTGCAAAACTTTTAAGAGATAACAATACAAGTTATAGTGCACTCACTCCTAATATTTCATATTTAGAAGATGCAGAATCTTTAAAATATGTAAAAGAAAATTATGGAAAACTAAAAGGTGAAACGATGGGTAAAAAACTTTATCCTGATTTACCGGCATCAACTCAAGAGTCGAGAGTTCGTAAACTAGTTTCTAAATTAATCAATGAAAAAACCATAAAAGCAATTCCCGCTGCATTAATTGAAGAATACAGAGAAGAAAAAGGTTTTAACCCAGAAGAGTCTGCAAAAAAAGTTCAAGAGATTAGGAAGAAAAAAATTAAAAAATTTAGTGTTCCTGCTTTTGAAAGAGCCATGGAAGGTAGTACAACATCTCAATTATCACACATGGACGATTTAGGAAGTCAGATAGTTAAGTTTGAAACACTTGGTTATTCTCCACAAAGAATAAACCAAGAGATATTAAAAAATGTAGATCCTTATTTAAACCAGCTTTACAAAGAAAGAGACAAGCTTTTTAAAAATAAATCAAAAGGATATGTAAATAAAATAAACAAGATTAATGATAAAGGGGCGGCTGTTGCTTATGCAACTAAAGGTTATAAAAGTTTTAAAGTAGAAGAACCTATCACAAGAAACACGTATAGATTAGGATTAGATCCTTCAAAAACAGTCGACCCTTTTGGTCTTTTTGAAGGTAAAAGTATACAGGAGGTATCACCAAAAAATTTTAGAGGTAATATAAAAGCAATAGATAAAATAATACCTGACCCTATTGATAGATATTTTTTTATAGAAAATGCTAAAGCCGTTCAAGAGGCTCAGGCTAATATTCCAAAAAGTGAAATAACTAAAGTATCACAAAATTTAAAACAACTAGATTTTGATACAGACCCTTACAAACTTTTTTCTGATATAAGAGAAGATGCAGCAGCAAATGGACCTATATGTAAAATTGTTAGAACTAAAAAAGCAAATGGTGGAACAATAAGTTGTGTTGATGCTGTTGAAGAAGCAATACAAAAGGAACCAGAAAAATTAGCACAAGACGCAAGTAGGTTAGACAAATTTAAAAACTCAGCAACAAAATTTTTACAAAGTCCTTTGACAAGAGGGGCTGGTAAGTTTGGTGCACTAGCTGCAGTTGGTGCAGCAGCAACTGGTGCTGTTAAAACATTTATGAATGATGATCCAACAACTTATTTATCAAACGAAGAACAACAAAAAAATTTATTAATAGATATGGTGACAGGATCGTTAGATGATACACCACAAGAAAGACCAGCAATATTAGATTATCAGTTACCTGTTATTGGAGCTGGTGCTGTAGCAGGAACTGCAGCAGTCGCACCATCAACTATTGAGGCTGCGAGAAGTGGAGCGTTAGGTGCAAAAAAATCTGGAATTACAAAGACTGCATTAAAAACTTTAGGAAGAGGTTTAAGTGCTTTAGGTACACCGGCTGCATTACTTGCAACTGAACCTTTATTTATTGCAGGTCAAGTACAACAAGGTGATTCATTGACTGACATTGCAACTAATCCAATGAATTATTTGGGGGCTGCATTTGCAGGTCCTGCAACTGAATTTGCTACCAAAGGATTAAGTCCTACAATTGCAAAAACTATGAGACTTGGAATTAGTCCAAGTGTGTTGAAAACTGTATCAAGAAGATTTGGTTTACCAGGTCTTGCGTTATCTGCTGGTATTAGTGGATACGAAATGTTTGATGACTACAGAAACAAAAGAGGTATGTTCCGTGAAGAATAAAACTCTTGTTGTAAATATGCAACACGTCAAATGGAAGGAAATCCCACCTTTAAAAGGACCTGACTCACAAGGGTTGAATGTTCAAACAAAACAAGCTACAAACATAAGGAACTCGGAGAATATAAATGGCAGATATAGACAAAGCCCTACCAAACGTAGAGACTGAAATTAAAATACCTGGAGAAGACGAAATTGTTGAAGCTCAACAAGAAAATATTAAAGAACAAGTTGGACCAGATGATATTCAAATAACTCAAGACGAAGATGGTGGAGCAACAATTAATTTTGATCCAGAAGCAGTTAATGCAGGTGGAGGCGAATCTCATTTTGATAATTTAGCAGAACTTTTACCAGAAGATGTTTTAGGTAAATTAGGTTCTGAACTTGCAGAAAATTATAATCAATATAAATCTTCAAGAAAAGATTGGGAAGATAGTTACACAAAAGGTTTAGATCTTTTAGGATTTAAATATGAAAACCCAACTCAACCTTTTCAAGGAGCAAGTGGTGCAACGCATCCTGTTCTTGCAGAAGCAGTAACACAATTTCAAGCACAAGCTTACAAAGAATTATTACCGGCTAATGGTCCAGTACATACTAGAATAGTTGGACTAGCAGATAGAGCTAGAGAAGATCAATCAAACAGAGTTAAAGAATTCATGAACTATCAACTCATGGATGTGATGAAGGAGTATGAACCCGAGTTCGATCAAATGCTTTTTTATCTCCCTCTTGCCGGCTCTGCGTTCAAGAAAGTTTATTACGATGAACTACTTGGCAGAGCCGTGTCTAAATTTGTACCGGCTGATGATTTAGTTGTTCCATACACTGCAACTTCTTTAGAAGATGCAGAGTCTGTTATTCACATGATTAAAATGTCTGAAAACGAAGTTAGAAAAAAACAAGTATCAGGTTTTTACAAAGACATAGAACTAACACCAGGTTACAATGAAGAAACAGAAGTACAGAAAAAAGAACGAGAACTAGAAGGTGTTACAAAAGGAAAAGACGAAGACATCTTTACTATTTTAGAAATACACACTGATTTAGATTTAGATGGTTTTGAAGATAAAGACTCAGCAGGAGAACCAACAGGAATTAAACTTCCATACATTGTAACTCTTGAAATGGGTAGTAGAGAAATATTATCAATTAGAAGAAACTTTCAAGCTGAAGATCCGACAAAATCTAAAATAGATTATTTTGTTCATTTTAAATTTTTACCGGGTATGGGTTTTTACGGTTTTGGTTTAATTCATATGATCGGTGGTTTGTCTAGAACGGCAACTACTGCACTAAGACAACTACTAGACGCAGGTACACTAAGTAATTTACCTGCAGGATTTAAACAACGAGGAATAAGAGTAAGAGACGAAGCGCAGGCAATCCAACCTGGAGAATTCAGAGATGTAGATGCACCTGGAGGAAGTATTAAAGATGCATTTATGCCATTACCATTTAAAGAACCTTCACCAACATTATTACAGTTGATGGGAGTAGTGGTTTCGGCAGGGCAACGATTTGCCGCCATAGCTGACATGCAGGTCGGTGACGGCAACCAGCAGGCAGCTGTTGGAACGACTATTGCCCTCTTAGAGCGAGGCTCCAGGGTCATGTCAGCCATACATAAAAGATTGTATGTGGCGATGAAAAATGAATTTAAATTATTAGCTGGTGTTTTTAAAACTTACCTACCTCAAGAGTATCCATATGATGTAGTGGGTGGTCAAAGAAATATTAAAGTTGCAGATTTTGATGATAAAATAGATATTATACCTGTTGCAGATCCAAACATTTTTTCTCAATCACAAAGAATTAGTTTAGCACAAACAGAACTACAACTTGCGATGTCAAATCCTCAAATGCATAACCTGTATGAAGCATTTCATTCAATGTACACAGCGATTGGTATAAAAAATATTGATAAAATTTTACCACCACCGCAACAACCACAACCAATGGACCCTGCAACTGAAAATATTCTTGCAATGAGCAACAAACCATTTCAAGCTTTCAAAGGACAGGACCATCAAGCGCATATTACGACTCATTTAAACTTTATGGCGACGAATATTGCTAGAAATAGTCCGGTTGTAATGGGTGCACTCGAAAAAAACATTTTTGAACACATTTCTTTGATGGCACAAGAGCAATTAGAGGTAGAATTTAGAGATGAGATACAACAATTGATGCAAATGCAACAAATGGCGCAACAAAATCCAATGTTACAGCAAGATCCGCAGTATCAACAACAAATTATGCAAATGTCTATGAGTTTAGAGTCTAGAAAAGCTAAATTAATTGCAGAAATGACTGAAGAATTTAAAAATGAAGAAAATAAAATCATGGGTGGCTTTAACGGAGACCCTGTTGCAGCATTAAAAGCAAGAGAACTTGATTTAAGAGCTATGGATGACGCTGCAAAACGTGATCAAGCACAAGAAAAGATTAATTTAGATAGATCTAAGCAATTAATGGGTCAACAGCAGTTTGATGAGAAGTTACAACAGAACGAAGAATTGGCAGAACTAAGAGCCGATACATCGCTAACAAAAACACAAATGGGAATTGACTCAAAAATGGTCAATGACATGATTAAACAAACAGATGTTAGGATCTTGAAAGGTCCTAAAAGATAGTATAAGGAGAAACTATGACTAAAAAAAATAAAAACCCAAATGTTACTCCAGAGCTGGGTGCTGATAAAGATGGTATGCAACAAGGCGGAATCGTTATTGAAGCAACTAAACCTTTTGAATCACAAGTTGTGGATGTAAGAGGCACTAAAAGACTTAGAGCTGACAAAAAACCTGTAAAGGCTACTTGGTACTAACATGTGGTTCTCGGCAATTAAATTAGCCGTTTCTGCTGGTAGTAAAATTTATGCTAATAAGCAGAAGGCGAAAGTAGCAATGTCCGACGCACAACTGTTACATGCAGAGCGTCAAGCTCGAGGTGAGGAAGCTTACCAGGGTAAATTGCTAGAAGCACGTCAATCGGATTATAAGGACGAGGCAGTTCTCATAATATTGACACTGCCCATTTTGGTGCTTGCATATGGAGTCTTTTCAGACGACGTACAGGCGATGGACAAGATTAAAGTCTTCTTCGAGCATTTCCAGTCGCTCCCATCATGGTTCACAAATTTATGGATCCTTGTCGTGGCGAGTATTTATGGTATAAAGGGAACACAAATATTTAAAAACGGTGGTAAAAAATAATGAGCAAAAAATCTAGAAGACGAAATAAAAAAATTTTAGGAGCACTTCTATTAGGTGGATTAGGACTAGCTGCAAGAAATAAAAGAAATGCGGCTATTGATTCTGGAATTAGATCAGCAGAAGATGACAAAGGTTCTGATATGATGGAGTTTAAAGAAAAAATTGTACCTAAACCTAAACCTGACGTTAATCCAATTCCAAGATTAAAAGTAGACTCAATAGGTACTGTTTATAAAAACGGGGTAGATAAGGGTGTTGGAAACAAAAATACTAAATTTCGAAATACAAATAAAAACTTAGGCGACGGTGCTGGAATTTATCAAGGTGGTAAAAAAGTCAGTGGTTTAAATCAAAAATCTATTAATGTTTTAAGTGATGGTAGCATTCAAAGTGGTGGAGCTACATATCCAAATAAAGCAGCTTACTCAGCAGCTATGAAAGCCGAACGAGCAGCTAAGAGAGCTGAACGAAATAACTTTGTACCAGATTATAGTATGATGTCTGGATTAGGTCAAAATGATTTTGCAGCTAAAGATGGCGGACGTGCAAAAATGAAAAAAGGTGGCCGTGTAGGTTGCGGAGCTGCAAAACGTGGCTTCGGAAGAGCATTAAAAAAAGGGAGAAAATAATATGGCAAATCCAAACTATAATACACAAACAACTAACCCAAGAAAAAAACTAGCTTCTGGCGGAAGAACAAAAGCTATGGGTGGTGGAATGATGAGAAGAGATATGAGATCTGGTTATTATCCATCAGACATGGGCATGGAAGGTGGTGCTATGATGAAAAAAGGTGGCCGAGTTAAAAAAAAGAAACAAGGTTACAAAGATAGAAAAGATGAATCAATCGCTATGAGAATCAAAAAGAAAAGAACTAAAAAGCAATTAAAAGCTTCTAGAGATGAGTCTTATGGTAAGTTTGGTTCTGCAATGAAGAAAAAAGGCAAGATCAATAAATAAAGGAGAGTTATGGCGAAAGCGATAAGTAAAAGTAAAAATCCTGGTCTAGCTAAACTAGCTAAAAAGAAACCTGAGTTAGCAAAGAAATTTGGATACAATCCAAAAAGAATGGTTGCTAAAAAAGGTGGTAGAGCAAGGAAGAAAAAATAATGGCAAAGCTTTGTCCAAAAGGTAAAGCCGCAGCGAAGCGTAAATTTAAAGTGTATCCATCGGCCTATGCCAATATGTATGCTTCAAAAGTATGCAAGGGCAAAGTAAGAGCTAGTGCAAAGAATGGTGGTAAAATTAGAAAACCAATGCGTGTAGGTGGCATGGTTATCGAGGACATGTCTACAATTATAGAAGTCTAATGGGTGATTTAAAAAAATGGGTCAATCAAAAATGGGTAGACATTGGCGCTCCAAAGAAAGATGGAAAATATCAACCTTGTGGAAGGAAATCTGCGAGCGGATCGAAACGCAAGTACCCCAAGTGCGTTCCACTTGCAAAAGCCACTCGGATGACAAAAGGCGAAAAGGCCTCTGCTGTCAAACGAAAAAGAGCAGCCGGTAATCCAGGCGGTAAGCCAACTAACGTTTCAACATTTACTAAAAGAAAAAAAATGAGTATGGGAGGCAGGGTATAATGCGGAAGCAAGATAACATGCCAGCAAGAAATAAAAAAAATTTTCGTCCTACAGAAAAGGGCGCAGGTATGACACGAGCCGGTGTCGCTGCCTATAAAAGAAAAAATCCCGGTTCAAAACTAAAAACAGCTGTGACTGGTAAAGTTAAAAAAGGGTCCGCTGCCGCTAAAAGGCGAAAATCATACTGCGCAAGAAGTGCAGGACAAATGAAACAATTTCCTAAAGCTGCAAAAGATCCTAACTCAAGACTGAGACAGGCACGTAGAAGATGGAAATGTTAAATGAAAAATGCAATACTAGACGCTTTAGAAGATAGATACGCAGCACAAATTTCAGAAGCAGATGCTACAATAAAAATATATTTAGAAAATTCTGTAGGCATCGGAGAACACCCACAACACATAGATGAAATCGATAAGTTGTTTCAAAAAATTGCTGATGCTCAAGAAAAGTTAGAAGCAATTAAGGATTATAGAGGAGACAGAAGTGCCCTTTAAATCTGAAAAACAACGTAAATATTTATTTGCAAAAAAGCCTGCCATTGCAAAAAAATGGACTAAAAAATATGGTGGCAAAATAAAACCAAAGAAAAGGAAAAAGAAATAATGGATGAACTAACTTTTATAGATAAGATAAGAAAAATAATAAAAATGAGACATGACGATATTGTATCTTCAATGGCATCAGGTGGTGTTGACAATATGGAGAAATATCAGTATATGTTAGGTCAGATACGAACGTATCAGTATTTAAATCAGGAAATATCCACCCTGCTAAATAAAAAGGAGCAAAATGACAAAGACGGAACCATTATCAACATCAACTCAAAAACCGAAAATTGAGTTACCAAATAAAAAACTAGTAGGCGTTGAACCTACTAAGAAAAAAGAAATTGACGAATCATCAAAATTACCTTCTCCAACAGGTTGGAGAGTTTTAGTTTTACCTTTTAAACAAAAAGAAAAAACTAAAGGTGGAATCATATTAGCAGAAGACACTATCGAACGATCACAAGTTGCATCTACTTGTGGTTTAGTATTGGACATGGGTCCTCATTGTTACGACAAAGAGAGATATCCAGAAGGTCCATGGTGCAAGAAAGGTGATTGGATTATATTCGCAAGATATGCCGGATCACGTATCAAAATAGATGGGGGTGAGATAAGACTTCTCAATGATGATGAAGTTTTAGCGACCGTGGAAAACCCCGAAGATATCTTCCACGAATTTTAATCATAGAGGAGAAAAACTATGCCAGACAAAGAAGAAAAATTATCTAATGAGCAAATGGTTGATTTAGATACATCCGGACCGGGTGCAAAAGTAGAGTTACCAGAAGTAGAAAAAGAAACAGATAAGACTTATGAAAAAGAGGTAAAAAAAGATGAAGCAAGTGTTACGTTCGATAATGAGCCCTCTGACACAACTGAGAAATCTAACGAGCAGTCTGATAGCAGGGAAGTCAGTGCCGAGGGAGGAACTGTTGAGAAGAGCTCTGACGAGAAAAAAAGTGATAAACAACAAGACAACAGTCAAGCAGTTGAAGAATATTCTGAAGGAGTTAAGAAAAGAATAGCTAAACTCACAAAGAAAATGCGTGAAGCTGAAAGACAAAAAGAAGAAGCTTTACGTTATGCTCAAAGTATAAAACAAGAAAGAGATCAATTTCAAACTCAAGCAACATCTTTAGATAAAAATTATGTTACTGAAATGGAAGGGAGAATTTCGTCGTCTATTGCAGCAGCGCAAGCTAAACTTGCAACAGCAAGACAAAGTGAAGATTCTAAAGCAGAAGTAGAAGCTTTAACCCAAATATCTCAATTAGGTTATGAACAAGGTAAGTTAGCTGAGTTAAAAACTCAACATCAAGTACAGGAAACTGCAGCTAAAGAACAACCTACACAACCTAGACAACAATCAGTACAACAGGCCGCACCCCCTGCTAGAGATCCTAAAGCAGAGGCATGGGCTGAAAAAAATGAATGGTTTGGTAAAGATAATGCCATGACCTACACAGCTTTCGATCTACACAGGAAACTTACCGAAGAAGAAGGTATGGATCCTCAGTCTGACGAATATTATGAGGAAGTTGACAGAAGAATAAGACTTGAATTTCCCCACAAATTTGATAGACCAGTAGAAGAAAAACAGACTAGTAAACCTACACAAAACGTTGCCTCTGCAACGCGTAGTACAAAGACTGGTCGCAAGCAAGTGAGACTCACATCTTCTCAAGTCGCAATAGCGAGAAAATTAGGTGTGCCACTAGAAGAGTATGCGAAACAACTTATAAACACGAAGGAGGTATAGGCATATGGAAAATAAAACACCAACTCGTGCGAGCCAAACAAGAAAAAGTGATTCGACAAAAGTTGAAACACAATCAAAAACGGTAGCTCCAAAAGAGAGACCAAAAGTTTGGACTCCACCATCGTACTTAGATACGCCCAACGCGCCAGACGGATTCAGACACAGATGGGTCAGAATAGAAGTCTTAGGATTTGTTGATACGAAAAACATACAAGGACGCTTAAGGTCCGGGTATGAGTTAGTAAGAGCAGACGAATATCCTCAAGAGGACTTTCCAGCAATCGCCGACGGCAAATACGCAGGGGTTATCGGGCACGGAGGCCTAGTGCTGACTAGGGTACCGGAAGAGATCGCAAGGTCAAGACAAGAGTATTTTGAGAAACAAGCTCAAGATCAACAGACCGCAATCGACAACGATCTTATGAAGGAACAGCATAGGGGAATGCCTATCGATATCGATATGCAAACTCGTACAACCTTCGGTGGCAAGAAAAGTTAAAAATTTTTAACGAATCAAACCAGCGATTGAACATTAAACCGTGACTGGAGGCCCGCAAGGGTAGGTCACATAAGGAGAAAACAATATGGCTAATGCGTCAACAACTGGGTTTGGATTCAGACCCATTAAAATGGTTGGTCAGGCATATAACAACGCTGCTATGTCAGAGTACAGTGTTGCGGCTTCTTCTGCTTTAATTTCGCACGCATGTTTAGTGCAATTAACTGCAGACGGAGTTGTACTTGCTTCAGGAAACGGAGGGGCGAATAACCTCGGTACACTGAATGGAGTATTCTATACTGATGCAACTTCAAACAAACCAACGTTTAGTAACTTCTCACCAGCGTCTAATACTGCGACTGATATCGTAGCTTATGTTACAGACAATCCTCAACAAATGTATGAGGTTATGTCTGCTGATACAGCTTTCAATCAGAACGAAGTAGGCGAGTGTGCAGACCAAGTTAACGATGTTGGGGTATCTCCTCTGTTTATTTCGAAATCAAAAATTTCGGCTACAACAGATGCAGGTATCGCACAATTAAAAATAATCGGTGTTTCTAGAGATCCTGATCATTCTGATACAACTGCTGAGGGCTTTGCTCTTAGAGTTATGATTTGTGAACATATCTTAGGGAACAACGTAGCAGGGATATAAGGAGGAATAACTATGGCTATATCACGTAATCAACTAGTTAAAGAACTAGAGCCAGGTTTGAATGCTTTATTCGGCCTGGAATATAAACAGTATGAAAATCAGTCAGCTGAAATTTATACTACTGAGTCATCTGACAGAGCTTTTGAAGAAGAAGTTATGTTATCAGGATTCGCTCAAGCATCAGTTAAACCGGAAGGTTCTGGTGTAAGATACGATCAAGCTCAAGAAACTTTCACAGCTAGATACACTAACGAAACAATTGCGTTAGCGTTTGCTATCACTGAGGAAGCTATTGAAGACAACCTGTATGACAGACTTGCTTCTAGATACACAAAAGCTTTAGCAAGATCTATGGCTCAAACTAAACAAGTTAAAGCAGTTAACCCACTAAATAATGGAATGCCTGGCGGTACTTTCACTTCTGGTGATGGTGTAACTCTTTTCAACACAGCTCACCCAACTATTGCTGGAACTTTCCAGAATACGTTGACAACTGCTGCGGACTTAAACGAAACTTCACTAGAGCAATCAATGATTGACATTGCTGCTCTTACTGATGAAAGAGGTTTAAAGATCGCTGCAAAAGCTGTTAAGATGATCATCCCATCTGCACTACAATTCACAGCGGAAAGACTTATGGCTTCTGCTGGTAGAGTTGGAACTGCTGATAATGATATCAACGCAATCAGATCTATGGGGATGATTCCTCAAGGATACTCTGTTAATAATTTCTTAACAGACACTGACGCGTTTTTCATTACTACAGATGTGCCAAATGGTATGAAACATTTCGAAAGATCTCCATTGACTACTAAAATGGAAGGTGATTTCGATACTGGTAATGTTAGATACAAAGCTAGAGAAAGATACGTATTTGGCGTATCTGACCCTAGAGGTATCTTCGGTTCTCCAGGAGCTTAATACTTAATTTTTGTGGCGGGACATAGTCTCGCCACAATTAATAAATAGAAAGATAAAACCATGAAAAAATTCCTAATAAACATATATGCTTATGATCATCACGGTAGATTTGAAGTAGAATCTAAAGATGATGCCATTTCTTTAGAGCAATCAATAGTTGACAAGCTAGGAGAAAATAGTATAGTTTGGGAAAAATCGGGAATGTTTAGAAACTTTCCTTATCGAATAACTTATGAAGAGGTTATAAATGATACAAGACCTTTACAAACAAAAAAGGTCCTTGGAGTTGAAGTGGGAACAAGAGCATCTATCTAATGATAAGTATACTCTTGAAATGGTCAGAATTGATGACAAAGTTAGAGAAGTCATTACAAAGATCAAGCTGGAAGAAGCAGCTATTGCCCACAGACAGAATACTGTCGAAGGATCAGCTCCACAAGTTTCAGTAGCTACTTAATAAAAAGCTACATCGTTGGAAAAAATCCACTCCACACTACAGGCTCTCTTGCACTCTACTAAAAAATAACATATAATACTCACACTATACATAAAATTGAATATCGACGCGTATAGTCGACGGCCTAGAGACGGTATTCAAATAACTAGGAGGATAATAATATGGCAAACACTACGTTTCAAGGACCAGTAACATCTAAAAATGGATTTATTACTACAGGTCCAGCTAATGTTGTAGACGCTGACGCTAGCGTTTCATTAACAGTTGCTACTCATGCGGGTAGAATTGTACACAATAATGCAGCAGGTGCAGTAACTTACACATTACCAGCAATTAATGCTAACGCTGATTCTGCAGTTGCAGGACCAGGAGCAGATCTAAACAATCTAAGTAACATAGGTGCAAGTTTTGAAATTTTTGCATCAATTACTAAGACTGGAGATTTTGTTGTACAAGTTGCAAATGCTAACGATGTTATGGTTGGAGGCGCAAAATTTATTGACGACTCTTCTGATAACGTTGTTGGTTTTGAAACTGTTGCAGCATCAGACACTATTACTTTAAACGGTAGTACAACTGGTGGTGTAACTTTTGCAAAAGTTACATGTACTGCAATTAGTTCTACTCAATGGAAAGTTGATGTAGAGTCTGGTTGTACTGGTACACCAGCAACTCCGTTTAGCGCGGCAGTTTAATAAATAATTAGTGTGGGGCTTCGGCCCCACATAAAATATAAGGAGAACAAATGGGATTTAAAAATGATATACAAGCAACGAGATCCGATGCAGCTGCAGGTGCAACAGCTATTGTAGAACCACCAATAAGATTAAGAGGTATAATTATTGCTTCTGATGGTGGGGGCGCAGGTGTTTTAGAACTTACAACAACATCGAATTCAGGAACAACTTTATTTCTTGCAGATGTTCCAACAGGTGATGTAATTAATTTTAACTTTCCTGAAGATGGAATTTTATTTCCAAAAGGAATTTTTTGTAAAACTAAAACAAATATCGCTGCTTATACTTTATTGACAGACAAATTTTCTGGTCCAAACTTAAGCTAGGAGGTCTGAGTGGCTAATGTTACTTCGAGTTCTTATGTTTTTGATAAAAACCTTGGAATAGATGAGATTATTGAAGATGCATACGAACGTATTGGTATGCAAAGTGTCTCTGGTTATCAGTTAAAAACTGCTAAGAGATCTTTAAATATTTTATTTTCCGAATGGGGAAATAGAGGATTACATTTTTGGGAAGTTAAAAATCAAAGTGTAACTTTAGTAGATGGTCAAGCAGTATATACATTTTTTAGATCACCATCTGACGGTTCTTCAGATGGTATCAGCACAACTTTATCTGCAGGTATAAATGCAACTGTAACAACTATTGGTGTTGCTTCGGTTACAGGATTGCCTACAAGCGGTATAATTATTATTGGAACAGAACAGATTACTTATTCTGGAATCTCCTCATTGAACCTAACAGGATGTGTTAGAGGTGTTAACGGAAGCACAGCTGCTACACACAGCAGTGGTGATACTGTTTTACAGTTTCCAAACGGAATGACTGACATACAAGAATTAAATTACAGGGTTGCATCTACAAATGTAGATACACCTATGACAAAAATTAGTAGATCACAGTATCAAGGGTTTTCTAATAAAACAAGTAAAGGTTTACCCACACAATATTGGGTTCAAAGATTTATTGATAAAACAACTGTTACTTTATATTTAACACCGGGCACTTCACAAGCTGGTGATTTTATAAATTTTTATTATACAAAAAGAATTGATGATGTGGGTGCTTACACAAATGCAACTGATGTTCCTTATAGATTTATACCATGTATGATTGCAGGACTGTCATATTACTTAGCTGTAAAATATGCACCACAAAGAGTTCAAGAATTAAAATTATTATATGAAGATGAGTTATTAAGAGCAGAAGATGAAGATGGTTCTTCTAACTCCACATACATCTCTCCTAAAATATATTATCCCGGTGTTAGTTAATGACTACTTTTTCACAAGGTAAATACGCTTTAGCAATTTCAGACAGATCTGGTATGGCTTTTCCATACAACGAAATGGTTAGAGAATGGAATGGCGCCCTGGTTCATATTTCAGAATACGAGCCTAAACAACCACAATTAGAACCTAAACCAACAAGTGCAGATCCGCAAGCTTTACAAAGAGCAAGAACTGCAAGAACAGAATTTCCAACAGAAGATTTTTTACCTGAAAACCCTTTTGTAACTGCATCCAATACTACTTTAAAAATTAATTTTCCAAATGGCGCTTTACAAGTAAATGACTTTGTAAGATTTAGAAATGTTAAATCTCCTGTAGGTGGTGTAGCAATTTCAACATTACAAATGTCTACTACCTTAAATGGAGCAATAACAGATAGCGCTACTACAATTGATTTAACAGATGGTTCTGAATTTCCAACTTCTGGATTTATAGTAATTGAAAAAGTATTAACTGCTCAAGATACAAACGATCCTTTAAAAGTTGGAATGTATCAAAATGAAGTTATAAAATATACAGGACGATCTACGAATCAATTAACAGGTTGTACTAGAGGAACAAGTGCACCCTATAGAGGAACAGCTCCTGTATCTACAGTTGCTGGATCTCATGCTAATTTAGCAAAAGTTTTTGGTTGTTATAAGGTTGTTTCTTTAAATGAGACATCGGTTCCAAGTACAGGTCAACCATCTACAACTACACAATTTGATGGTATAAATGTTACACTAACTAACGCTGCATCAAGCACAGAAACGGGAGGTGGTTTTCAATGTACAATTGGACCCATAAATGATAGAGCATAATTATGTCAGGAATTTCAAAATATACATATACTACATTAACCAATGCGATTAGGGATTACACAGAAGTAAGTTCAGATGTTTTATCTACAACTATTGTAGATGGAATTATCATGGCAGCCGAAATGAGAATCAATCAAGAACTTCCAATGGACGCTGATAGAAAAGTTCAAGAAGGGACTTTAGTTGCAGATGATAATACGATTAATGCGCCAGCAGGTGCTTTATTTATAAGAGGTATAGAAGTTTTTGATTCTACAGCTAACACACAAGGAAAAGGAACTTGGTTAGAGAAAAAGGATCAAACGTATTTATCAGAATATGTAGATAGATTAACAGGACCAGAAGGGGATTTGACATCACAAGATGTAACCGGTTTACCTAAATATTATGCTATGTTTGGTGGGGCAACTGGCACATCTAGCACAACATCTGGAGGGATGTATCTAGCTCCTACACCTGACGCAAATTATATGTTTAGAGTATATTATAATAAATATCCTACAGGATTAGGTTCTGGGAGTGATGGAAATTCGGAGACTTATTTAAGCACATATTTCCCACAAGGTTTGTTGTATGCTTGTTTGGTGGAGGCATATGGATTTTTAAAAGGTCCAATAGATATGTTGACACTGTATGAAAATAAGTATAAAAATGCACTACAACAGTTCGCAGGAATGCAACTGGGTAGACGAAGACGAGACGACTATACTGACGGAACAGTTAGAATACCAGTTAAGTCACCGTCTCCATAAATAAGGAGAAAAAATTATGGCAATAACATCGGCAATATGTAACAGTTTTAAAAACGAACTTATGACTGCGACTCATAACTTTACAGCGTCTACAGGAAATACTTTTAAAATTGCATTATACACAAGTTCTGCAACTCTAAGTGCATCAACTACTGCTTACTCTACATCAAATGAAATCACTAACTCTTCTGGATCTGCTTACACTGCAGGCGGAAAAGCTTTAACAAACATTACTCCATCTTTAGATGGATCAACAGCTTGTGCTGATTTTGATGACGTTAGTTTTACGTCAGCATCATTCACAGCGAATGGATGTTTAATCTACAATGACACTGCAACAGGTGATCCTGCTGTTTGTGCAGTAGCTTTTGGTGGAGACAAAACAGTTTCAAGTGGAACTTTTACTATTCAATTCCCAGCTAAAGCAGCGACAACGGCTATAGTTAGAATAGCATAAGGAGGTAAATCCTTATGGCATCTATCTGGGGTGGTGATAGTCCTTCAGTAGCCTGGGGAGATAACTCCTGGCAATCAAATACTGTTTCAATTTCTTTAACAGCACCATCTGCATCAACAACTTCAGTTGGTTCTTTAACAGCCTTTAATCAAAACGGTTGGGGTGGAGCTCAATGGGGTAATGATGGTTGGGGTGTAAACTTTGCTGTCGCTTTAACTGCACCTGCTGCTTTAAACACTTCATTAGGATCTTTAATTGCTGAACAATTTATAGATGCCCCTTTAACTGCGCCTACTAATTTAACATCTTCATTAGGGTCTTTAACAACAACTCAACTTTCAATTGCAGATTTAACGGCTCCAAGTCAAATGACTTCTCAAGTCGGAGACTTTGATAATGCCGGTACTTTAGTTGGTTGGGGTAGAAATGGTTGGGGTGAAGAACCTTATGGAGACTCATTTAATAAATTAGTTCAATTAACGGCACTACCAGTAGCAACAACAAGTGTTGGATCTTTGTTACCTGCGGACGTCGTAGGACTAACTGCACCTAGTGCAGCAACAGCAAGTGTTGGATCTATTAATTTAGAATTTTCATATGTACCAAGCGGGCAATCAGCAACAGCAAGTGTTGGAGCAATTGTACCTGCTATAGGTGTTCCATTAACAGGAGTATCAGCAACAGCAAGTGTAGGAGCTATTGCTCCTGCAGACGTTATGGGATTAACAGGGGTTGAAGCAACAGCAAGTGTAGGATCAATAGAGGTTACAGAAACACAATTAATTATAATTGGTAGTGATGGTGTAACTACACCGGCTATTTTAACTTCTGCAGTTGGATCTATTGTTTCAGGAATAGGAGTTCTATTAACAGCACCATCTGCTGTAACAGCAAGTGTAGGAGCTATTGCTCCTGCGGACGTTGTGGGATTAACAGGGGTTGAAGCAACCGCAGAAATAGGTACAACTGGCTTTGGAACAATAGGTTACAAAGATATTGACATAACCGGCAATACATCTTATACAGATGTAAATCATGCTGCTTAATTGATTAAGGAGAACAAAAAATTATGGCATCAACATACACAGCGCTTGGCGTAGAATTAATGGCAACCGGTGAAAATGCCGGTACTTGGGGAACAAAAACAAATACGAATTTAAATATCATCGAGCAAATTGCTGGTGGATATTCTGCACAATCTATAGCAGGTGGTGCCGGAACTACAGCTTTATCTGTATCTGATGGAGCAACTGGGGCAGTAATGTCTCACAGAATGATTGAATTCACAGGAAGTATTACAGGAAATAGAATTGTAACAATTCCTTTAGATGCACAAACATTTTATTTTTTAAGAAATTCAACATCAGGTGCTTACACAGTACAATTTAAATATGCTTCTGGTTCAGGAGATTCATTTACTTTTAGTGCAACAGACAAAGGTGATCAACTTGTGTTTGCTACAGCAAACGATGGAACTAACCCAGACATTTACACTCTAGATTTTGGTGATGTAACTCTTACTGGAACTCAAACTTTAACAAACAAAACTTTAACTAGTCCTAAAATTGGAACTTCAATTTTAGATACTAACGGAAATGAACTTGCGCTTTTAACAGCTACGGGTTCTGCAGTTAATGAATTTACAATTGCAAACGCAGCCACAGGTGCAGGACCTACTCTTTCATCTACTGGTGGTGATACAAATATTGATATTAACGTAACTCCAAAAGGAACTGGAGATGTTGTTCTTGCAGGTGATACTGTAAAAGTTGGAGACTCAGGAGCGGCAGCAGTTTTAACATCTAATGGTGCTGGAACTCTGACATTAACTACTGGCGGAGCAACTGATTTAGTCTTAAGTACAAACAGCGGAACTAACTCAGGAACAGTTACTATTACAGATGGCGCTAACGCTGATATGACTGTAGCCCCTAACGGTTACGGAAGATTTACTGTAGATGGTCAAGGTAAAATTGAAAGTGTTGCAGAAAAAGTTACAGTAGAAGCTACGGCTGCTACAGGAACTGTTAACTACGATGTTCTTACACAAGCAGTATGGTACTTTACTTCAAATGCTTCAGGCAACTATACTTTAAATATTAGAGGAGACGGTTCTACAACTTTAAATACTATTATGGATGCCGGTGAGTCTATCACAATTGCTCACTTAGTTACACAAGGCGGCACTGCTTACTACAACAATGCTTTTACAATTGATGGTTCAAGTGTAACTCCTGAATGGCAGGGGGGTGCAGCACCTACTGCGGGAAACATTAACTCAGTTGACGTGTACCAGTACACTATTATAAAAACTGGGGACGCAGCATTTACAGCGTTTGCTTCACAAACGCAGTTTGCATAAGGATAGTTTTGGGCTATGGGATTATTATTCCAAACAAGATCCAGAAGAGATAAAAAGGAGTAGGAATTATATGTTATATAGTGCAGCAAAAATAGATGAAAATAATGTTGTAGTTGATGTTATTATTGTAGCTGAAACAGATATTTCTGATGAAAACGGTATTAGTGATGAATTAACTACTACTTTTGCTAATAAAGTTAGAGAAACTACTGGTACTTGGAAAGCAGCAGGATTATATCAAGAAGGAACAGGAGAATGGAGAGGAGTAGCTCCATCAATAGGAGATAATTGGTCTTCAGATGCAGATAGATTTTATATTGAACAACCGTGGCCTTCTTGGACATTAGACAGTGATTTTAATTGGAACCCACCAGTTCCAAAACCAAATAATATTACACAATGGCGTTGGGAAGAATCAACGCAATCATGGGAACTACCGTTAACAGGAGGTGATGAATAATGCCATTATTAGGAACAAGAGGAGGAGCTGCAGCTAGAGGATTTGGATTTTCAGGAGGTTCTGAAACATTTATGGAAGCTACAGGTGGAACTATTACAACATCAGGCGATTTCAAACTACATACATTTACATCATCAGGTACATTTGAAGTAACTACAGAATACAGTGACCCTTCTGCCTACCCTGTTGAAGTTTTAGTTGTTGCTGGAGGCGGCGGCGGTGGAGACGGAACAGGAAACGGTGGCGCTGGAGGTGCTGGTGGTTTTTTAGAGGGTAATTTTACAAATTTAACAGAAGGTTCTTACCCAGTAAGTATTGGCTCAGGTGGAGCTACAAGAACTGGTAACCAAAATGGAGCTGGTGGATCTAATTCAACTTTTAATGGAGCAACTGCTAATGGCGGCGGAGGCGGCGGAGGCGGTGGTTCAGGCCCTGGTCTCTCTGGAGGTTCTGGTGGAGGCGGTGCTAGAGCTGGAGGAGGTTCTGGAAACCAAGGTGATAGTGCTGGATTAACCGGTTTTGGAAATAACGGAGGAGCTGGATCTGGAGGTACTACTGTATCAGGCGGCGGCGGAGGTGCTTCTGCAAACGGATCCTCACCTGGTAACGGAGGAGCTGGAAGAGAATGGTCTCCAAATTCAACTACTTACGCTGGAGGCGGTGGAGGTTCACGTCAATCTGGTCCCCCTGCAGGAACAGGAGGAGCTGGTGGAGGCGGTAATGGAGCAGCATCTATTGGTGGAGGCGTTGGAAGTGGAACTAACGGATTAGGCGGTGGAGCTGGAGGATCTTGTGATTCACCTGGTGGTTCATCTGGTGGTTCTGGAACAGTGATCATTAAATACAGGTTTCAGTAGTCACTATAACTTGATTATTTTCCTATACATGCTATATGTAATTCAGAATGAAGAATTTTGTATTACAGAAAGATGTTTAAATTAAATTCAGGATCAAAAGAATTAGAAATAAATGCTTGGTTTCCTACATTGATAGGAGCTAGTTTTTATAAAAATCATAATAAAGACGCTCCACAAATAATAAAACATTTAGAAAAAATTAAATCTAATTGTCCTAAGTCTATTGGTCAATCTAGTTTTTTTCTTCATCCTTGTCACAAAGATAAAAAATTAAAAAATTTAAATTCATGGATTCAGAATAGAGTAAATGAGTACACAAGTTTTTATGGTTTTCCAAAAAAATATAAACCAGTTGAATCGTGGTTTCATTGGTATAAAGAAAATAATTTAGCAGACGCCCATGTTCATTTAGGTAGAACTATTTCTGTTATTTATTATCTTCAAAGTGATCCCAATGATTCTAGAGTAGTTTTTAATTCTCCTGTTCCAGTAGACATGAAAAATCCTTTTGATGTAACTGCAAATAATAGTAAAGAACATCTACAAAAAGATCATTCTTTTACTGAATGTTTTTATAAACCAATAGAAGGTATGTTATTAATTTTTAGATCGTATTTAGTTCATAAAGTAGAATTAAAAAATAATAAATTAAAAGATAGAATTATTATAAGTTGGGACTTAGATTAGATGATACATAAAAATGGATATTGGTATTTTAAAAATGCTGTTAATAAAGATTTTTGTAAAAAGATTGAGGATATTGTAAAAAAATAAAACCAATAAAAGGAACTATATCCGGAATAAATAATGCTAAGAAAGAAAAAGAAAAATTATTTAAAAAAAGAAATTCAGATATAAAATTTTTTTCAGATCAAGCTATTTATGATCAAATTATATATTATGTTAGAAAAGCAAATGAAGCAGCCAATTGGAATTATGAGTTTGATTGGGTAGAAGAGGCTCAATATACTATATATAAAAAGAATCAACATTACGATTGGCATTGTGATCAATCAAGTGAAATATATAAAAGCGATGATATTAATTTTAATGGTAAGACAAGAAAACTAAGTTGTACTTTACTTCTAAATGATACAAGTAAATATGAGGGTGGTGATTTTGAGTTTGATTTTAGAAATAATAAAAAAGGTAATAATATTAAAAAGGCCACTGAATTAACTCATCAAGGTGACTTGATAATATTTCCATCTTATGTATGGCATAGAGTAACGCCAGTAACAAAAGGAACTAGAAAGAGTTTAGTTATGTGGACAATAGGTCCTCCTTTTAAATAAGTTTTAAAGATGCCAAAAAAAGCTAAACAATTTATGTATAGTGTGCCTCTACCAAAACATGTGGAGCTATATCCTAAACTATGTGGTCATTTTATGACACCTACCTTTGAAGTAGTTTATCCAGGGGTATCTGATAAATTAAACATTAAAAAAACAAAATATTATAATTCAAAAGGTGGTCAAACTATTAATTTACAAAAAGATCCTTTCTTTAACGATCTTACAAAAAAAATAAAGTTAAGCGTTTCTATATTAGCAGAAAATTATTTTAAGATTAAAAAAGGGTATAAAGTAGACATCGTGTCTATGTGGTTAAATTCAAATGAAAAAAATATGAATCATCCTCCACATAATCACATGAATACTTTCGTAAGTGGTGTATTCTATTTAGGTGGGGAGACTAAAGAATATTCTCCTTTAAAATTTTTAAGACCATACGCTTTACCAAATTTACCAATCATTGAAGAATACAATCCAATAAACTGTAATGTTTTAGAATCAATATGGGAAAAAGATAAATTAATATTATTTCCATCTTATTTATATCACTATGTAGATAGAAACACGTCCGATAAGTCTAGGGTAACTATTGCATTTGATGTAATATTAAGAGGTAAATATGGAGAAATAATAAAGAATGGAGAAACAGTAGGACAATATAAAATATAATGTGGGTACATCCTCTTAAGAATCATACATTAATAAAAAATAAATTATTAGAATCTATTAGCAAGGTTCCTAAATTTTCATTAACTGAACATGAGAATAATAAAATATCTCATACTGATTTTTATTTATCTGCTTCCGTAAAAAGAGAATATTTAGATATTTTTTATGACAACATTAAGCAACATATGCTTATGTTATGTGAAAATTTTCATTCAAAAAATTGGAGGATTCATTCAAGTTGGTTTCAACAATATCATCGAGGGGATGCCCATGGATGGCATAATCATGGAGAATCTCAATTTGCAGGAGTTTATTATTTAGAAATGCCCAGTAAATCTATGGTCACAGAATTTTTAGATGGTTCTAAAATAAAAGCAAAAGAGGGGGATATATTAATATTTCCATCATATAAGTATCACCGTTCTAAAAAAAATGACTCTAAAAAGCGTAAAACTGTGATAGCTTTTAACTGTTCCTTTGATGTTTGGAATGGTAATAAGGGCTAGATTTTAAGTAAATCTCAATATATAAGGGATTATTATGCTACAAAAACTAGGCTTTGCACCAGGATTTAATAAACAAGTCACAGAAACCGGAGCTGAAGGGCAATGGTTTGATGGGGACAATGTACGTTTTAGGTACGGTACACCAGAGAAAATAGGTGGTTGGACTCAATTAGGTGAAGATAAATTAACAGGTTCTGCAAGAGCAATACATCAATTTGAAAACAAAGCCAGTGTTAAGTATTCTGTTATAGGCACTAATAAAATTTTATATGTTTATGTTGGTGGTCAGTATTATGATATTCACCCCATTCGAGCAACTTTAACAGGAGCTAATTTTACAAGCACCGCTTCATCTACAACGGTTACCGTAACATGCACCGGGACTCACGGATTATTAGAAGATGATATTGTTTTATTTGATAGTGTAACAGGATTAAGCGGATCTACATTTACCAACGCAACCTTTGAAGATGTAAAATTTATGGTTGCCTCAGTTCCAAGTGCAACTACATTTACAATTACTATGAACACTGCAGAGGCAGGAACTCCTGTAACAAATGGTGGATCAGCTTCTGTTTTATGTTATTACAATGTTGGTCCCTCTCAACAACTGGGTGGTTTTGGGTACGGAGCAGGTAACTGGAGCGGTCAAACAAGTGGAGCAGCAACCACTACTCTTGCTACAGCGTTAACTGATACCACTACTACAAACATAGTTTTATCTAGCACTTCAGCTTTTCCAACATCGGGAGAAATTAGAATAGATAATGAAGATATAAGTTACACGGCGAATGACACCAGCACCAACACTTTAAGTGGAGGAGCAAGAGGAGTTAATGGAACGACCGCAGCTACACATACTTTAGGTGCTACGGTTACAAATATTTCTGAATACGTTGCATGGGGAGAATCTTCAACAGCTGAAGACTTTACTATTGACCCTGGACTATGGATTTTAGATAACTATGGTCAAAAACTAATAGCACTTATTTATAATGGTCCTTGTTTTGAATGGGATGGATCTCCAACAAATGCTGTTAACGTTAGGGCAACTCTTTTACCTAACGCACCTACGGCATCAAGACATGTTTTAGTATCTACACCAGATAGACACTTAGTATTTTTTGGCACAGAAACAACAGTAGGTAATAGTGCTACTCAAGACGATATGTTTATTAGATTCTCTGACCAAGAAAGTATTGATCAAACAGACTCCTATACTGTAACTGCAAACAATACCGCCGGTACACAAAGATTGGCTGATGGATCAAGAATAATGGGAGCCCTTAAAGGTAGAGACGCAATTTATATTTGGACAGATACAGCATTATTTTTAATGCAATTTGTTGGTGCGCCTTTTACTTTTTCTTTTCAACAAGTAGGTACAAACTGTGGACTCATAGGTAAGAATGCTTGCGTAGAAGTAGATGGTAAAGCTTATTGGATGTCGGAAAATGGTTTCTTTACTTATGATGGACAATTAAAATCATTACCTTGTCTAGTAGAAGATTTTGTATATGACGATATTAATACTACGGCAAGAGATTTAATAAACTGTGGTTTAAATAATTTATTCGGAGAAGTTAATTGGTTTTATTGTGGCTCTGCATCCAACCTAATTAATAAAGTAGTCACATATAATTATTTAGACTCATCCGCTAACAGACCTATTTGGACAACCGGCACATTAGCAAGGACAGCGTGGGAAGATTCTGCTTTGTTTGGTAAACCACATGCAACTTTTTATGATTCATCTAGCAATAGTTCTTATGATGTTGTTGGTAATACCGACGGCTGTACAATATACTATGAGCATGAAACAGGGACCGATCAAGTGGACGCCGGCGGAGCTGTTACAGCTATAATAGCAAACATAGCTTCTGGTGATTTTGATATTACACAACGTAGAAGCAGCACAGGACAGACAGTAGGTATGCCAGATTTAAGAGGAGACGGAGAATTCATAATGAGGATAAGCAGATTTATACCAGATTTTATAGATCAAACAGGGACAACAGCTATTAAATTTAAAACAAGATTGTATCCAAATAGCACACAAGTTACCAATAGTTTCAATTGTACTTCCTCTACAACAAAAAAAGATGTAAGAGTAAGAGCACGACAAATTGCATTAGAAGTTGCAAATACAGGTGCAAATGAAGACTGGAAGTTAGGAACTTTTAGATTAGATATATCACCAGGAGGAAGAAGATAGTGGCTACTGACCAAGAGATACGAGACGCAGGTTTTAAATATATTCCAGAACAACAGTATTTAAAATACCCTTTTCAATTACCTCAAAATCAAGAACCTGTAACTAATTCAGGTATTGTAAATACAAATGCTTTTATGAATAGTGGCGGTGGTGGCGGTGGAGCACTACAAGCTGGCGATATAAATTACAAAGATTTTGCAAGCGCTGGTTTTGATGCATATGCAAAAAGACAACCAACACCATTAGTTGATGATCTGTATCAAAGTAAACTTGATAAAACTTTTATGGGTTTTCCAAGTTACCAAACTGGACAATTAACGGGTGCAGACATGGGTGAGTATATTGGATCAGGTACAGATATTCCTTTAGAACTAACTACAGCTGGTAAACTTCAAAATATTGCAGGAAATATTACAGGTGGTATTCAAAATTTAGCGAATAAAGCAGGTGGCTTTGGTCCTATAAGTGCTATTCTTAGTAAAATGGATAGATTTAATACATTACCTGAACTTGATCAACAATTTATAAAACAAAGCATGGGTTACAAAGGTCCAACAGTATTTGGTGAAAATACTGGAGGAAATTATGTAGATCCTTTTGGTGTTAATGTTAGATCTGCATTTGGTAACTATGCGGAAAAAGTTAAAGATGATTATAGTAGTCTTGAAAAAAGTTTAACAGGAAGATTGTCTGAAAAATATGGTGTACAATTTAATCCTGAAACAGGAATGTTTGAAAATCCAGATGATATAAAAGCTGCAGAAAAAGCAAATAAAATGACTAATATGATGAGACAAAAATATATTTTTAGACAACAACAATTAAAACAACAAGCATTTAATGAAACAATAGCAGAAAAAAAAGCAAAAGAAATAGAAAGAATTAAAAATTTAGGAAAAGGAGGCTATGACCCTGCTGTACATGGAGAAACTAATTATGGGCAAGGAAGTGATGGTCAACAATCTTATAGTGGTGATTCTATAGGAGCAGGAAATTTAGGGTTTGGTGTGGGTGCAACAACTGGTGGACCTGTAAGTAATAGAACTGGTAGAGGAAGAACGGATTATATGGACGGAGGACTAGCAAGTATATTATAATGGCAAAAATTGTAAATTCATTAACCAAAGCTAATCGTGAATATAGTCAAGAAAATTTACAGTCTTTAGTTAGAGATCTAGATTCAGTAATAACAAAATTAAACACTTCATTTCAAGAAGAAATTAAACAGGAAATAGAAGCTAAAAGTTTCTTTCTAGAATAATGACAGTATCTAACATATATAAATTTTATGGGGTAGACAATATAACATCTACTGCAGCACAAACTATGTTTGGAACCTCTACTGTAGAAGGAGTTTCAAAACAAAACCCATTGATAAATGAAACATATATTATTAAATCTATCAAAGTTACTTCTGCGGGCACACCGACCGTGACTATCGCAAATAATGATATTACGACTATTAAAACAGCGGCTTTAACAGCCAACGTAACACAAGAATTATTAACTCAACCGTTAATAGTAGAGGGTGACACTACCCTAAAAATAACATCTAGCACTACCGATTCGTTCGATATTGCTATTAGTTATCTAAATATCAAAAAGGAGAGATTAGATTAATGGAAATAAAAGAAGCTAAAGTAGAGACTACGTACAGACACAAGCAAACAGGCGAGCTTTTTAAGGAAAGAAAAGACTGGGAAGCCAAGGGATATAAGAATGAAGATATGGCTCAGGACGTAAATGTTGTCATGCCGCCTCTTGATTTAATGAGCAAAACCAAGTAAACATAGAAATTAAGGTAAAATTATGGCTATATCTAGAATGCAACAACCACAACAAATGCAAGGTGGATTAGGTTCCCTACAAGACCCTAGACAAGGTTATTTCTTAGGTAAACTTGTAAAGAAAGCTGGTCGTGCTGTAAAGAAAGTTGTTAAAAGTCCTCTAGGTAAGATGGCTTTAATAGGTGGTCTTGGTTATGGACTAGGTGGTGCTAAGTTTTTAGGTGGTAAAGGTATATTTGCAGGTGGTCAAGGTCTTGGTCGTTTTAGTAATTTATTAAATTTAGTAAAACCTGCTGCAACAAATGTTTCTGGTAAAAAAGGATTATTAAGTAGTTTGTTTTATGATAAAGCAGGCGATTTTAGTTTAGGCAGAACAGCTTTAACTGGCCTAGGTGCTACAGCTTTAGCAGCTCCTTTCTTGATGGGTGGTGATGAAGAAGTAGAAGAAGACGTAGAAGTTATGGACCCAAGATTTCAAGTTCAACGTGCTAAAAATTTTTACAGTGGTAAAGGTGAGGCAGGTGCTGGTTTAGATTTTATGCCAGAGAAAAAATATGTAATGCAAAATTTTTATGCTGCTGACGGTGGTCGTGCAGGTTATGCCAACGGCATGATGGTCGAAGAAGATGATGAAGAAGAATTTATAAGATCAGGTGCAGGTATGTCTAGAAGACAACCAAAAACATTTTTAAATATGGGTGGTGGCGCAGGTCAAGCTCAAGCAGAACAAATGCTTATGATGGAATATGTTAAATACAAAAACAAAGGTGGAGATTTATCTTTTGAACAATTTGTAAAAGCAGTAATGCAACAACAAGCACCAGAAGGTGCGGGTATGGAGCAACCTATGGCTATGGCAGCTAATGGCGGAAGAATAGGTTACGCTGGTGGACAATTAGTAAGTCCAAGTAGTGATGGTTCAAGACCTGGTTATGCAGGTGAGTCCGATATCGGAATTTTAGACGTAATAAAATCTTTCCCTAGTGCAGTTGGACAAATATTTTCTGGAAAAACTGAAAATATGTTAGGAGATAACCAAGAACAAAAAAATAAATTTATGGTGCAAGATATGTTTCCAGATATAAATGAGGAAACACTTTCTATGATCGTAGATATGAAAAATAGAGGAGCAGGAGTAGACGAAATTTCTACTCTAACTGGTCAAGATCCTGAAATTATAACTAGTATGTTAAGCATATTAACTATGAAAGCTAACGGCGGTAGAATAGGTAGACAAGAAGGCGGTATAATGGAAACTGAAGTTGCGGAAGAAGTTATGCCTTTAATTGATATGGGTGGTAAAGAAAAAGATTACAGAGAAACAGGTGGTTTTGTAGATCTCGGTAGAAAAGAAAGAGCTGATGATGTGCCTGCTAGACTATCTAAAAATGAATTTGTATTTACAGCAGATGCTGTTAGAAATGCTGGAGGCGGAGATATCGACAAAGGCGCAGAAGTTATGGAAAATTTAATGAATAATTTAGAACAAGGCGGTGAAATTTCTGAAGAGTCACAAGGTTTAGAAGGAGCACAAGCTATGTATGAACAACAACAAATGTTACAATCAAGGATGATATAATGTCAGTACAAGAATATTTAGAACCGGCGGTAAAAGATTATGCAGATCAGGCGAAAGCCACATACTCTGCACCAATAGACACATCGAAATTTACAGGTAGAGGTTTTGTTGCAGGTGAAGACCCGTTACAAACACAAGCTATCAATCTTGCACAACAAGGTGTTGGATCTTATCAACCGTTCTTGCAAGCAGCACAAACTGCACAAGCAGCAGGGGCCGGGGCTCTAGGACAATCAGCATCAACAATTGGTGGACTAGGTGCGTTAACAGGACCACAAGCTTACCAATCATTTATGTCCCCTTATCAAACACAAGTAATTGATGCAACACTTGCAGAGTATGACAAACAAAGTCAAGCAGGTGCACAACAAATTAGAGATCAAGCAGCTATGTCTGGTAATTTTGGTGGTGGTAGAGAAGGTGCACAACTTGGTCAATACCAATCAGATGTATTGGGCGACAGAGCAGCTCTTCAGGCAAAATTATTGTCACAAGGTTTTAATCAAGCAAATCAATTAGCACAACAAAATTTTATGAATCAAGGATCTATTGCTACAGCACAACAAGGTTTAGCTGGTGCGTTTGGTAATCAAATGAATCAACAATTTGGTTTATCTGATTTTGGTAGAGGATCTATGGGTCAAGACGTTTCTGCATTAGGATCTCTTGGTGCATTAAGACAAGGTCAATCTCAAGCTTTATTATCTGCTGATCAACAAGCAGCACAAACTGGAGCTTATGAACCTTATGGAAGATTATCACAATACGGAAATACATTAACAGGTTTATTGGGTGGTGTATCAGGACAACAATATCAAGAGCAAGCAGCTCCAGATCCTTTACAATCAGCACTTAGTACAGCGTTAGGTATTGGTGGATTGTACGGAAAAATATTTAGTTAGGAAAAATTATGAAACCATTAAACAGACCAATGTTTAGATACGGTGGCCCTATCAAAGAGGGTGTTATGTCTGGTATTAGAGAACCAAAAAAAGATGGTGGTCTAAGCAAACAATTTAATACGGGATTAGTTGGTGATGAAAGATACCCTAAAACCGATGGTAGAGAAAATCACTTTGCATTTTTAGCACCAGCAGCTATGGCAGCAGCAAGATTTTTACCTGCAGCTTATAGGGGTTTCAAAGCGGCCAGAGCTTACAAACCAATGTCAGAAACTTTAGGAGTAGGTGGAAGATTAAAAAATATATTTATGCCTAGAAGCGGTATAGCAGCACCTATGGCTCCATCAGGAGCTGGCGCAGGTTTTAGAGTTGGTTCTTTCTTAAGACAAAACCCAATTACAACAGCAACACTTTTACCACAAGCTGGTGCTTTAGGTTACAGTGCTGCAAAAGGAACTCTTAGTGCTATTCCGGGATTAGCTAAAGGATATGTAGATGCAATAATACCAGGACCAAGTATTTTTGGGGATGTCGATGAAGAAGTGGTTGAAAATATAGATGCACCATCAGGAAAAACTACAAAAGAATTAGGGTCTTCTGAATCAGAAAACAAATCTAAAGTTCCTGGAGTTGTAGATACTAAAACAGAAACTAAAGCTGATAAAATAAAAAGATACAGAGACATTATGGACATTAAAGGTATGAACAAAAACGCTGCGTATAATTCTTTGATTGCAGCTAGTAAAGCCATTGGTGAGTCTGGTGATTTCAAAGGAGATCTTAAATCTGGTAAATTAATTAATCAAGTTATACAAGCAACTAGCAAACAGTTTGATAGACCATCTAAAACTAAAGAGGCAATTGACACGTTAATATTAAAAGGTGAGATTGAAAAAGATATTAAAGCGTCTGATCCGTCTAATGAAATTCTTAATAGACTTAGAGAAGTCGACATTAAAACAAAATTAAAAAATTTAGAGGGTCCTGATTTTGCAGAGAACAAAGCTATAATGACAAAATCTGGTGGAACAGGTCAGTCAGGAATAGACGGAGCAGCTTCTTTAACTTCTGAAAATTTCAGAGGTAACTTAGTTACAAAAACAGATATAGCTGATGTTCTTGAAATTAAGAAAAAAGAAGGTGAGTTAGATGAAAGAACTATTGTAATATCTTACACTAACGGCCTACTTGGTCAAAATAAAGATGGTATTGCTGATGGTGATTATACAGTTGGAGAATATTTAGTTACAGTTAAGGATAATAAAGTATTCGACATAACGAGGTAATAGATGGCTTCTCGTTATGATTATTCACAATTCTTTACAGAGGAAAGGAATAATAAAGTAGGCACATTTGAATCTATGTTATCAGGTATAGCATCAGGTTTAATTGCTATACCAAAAGGTTTCTTTTCTTTAGGTGCAAGCCTCATGGACCTTGGAGTCAACAGCGGTAAAGCTGCAGAAGTAGAAAAATTTTTTGACGACCTTACAGATTTTGATGAGAAAGCAGAAGCAACAGCTGCTGGTAAAATTACAGAAGCATTAGTAAATATAGGTATCCCTGGTGGTATCGCATTTAAATCCGCTAGTGGTTTATCTAAAGCTGCTATGCTTGCAGGTAAAAATAATAAATACGTTAGATTAGGAAATAAAAATTTACAGAAGGCGGCAGACGAAGCATTAGAACTTACTACATTAGGAAAAGGCAGACAGTTTGTTGCCGGTGCATTAGGTGGTGGTGTAGCAGAAGGTGTATTTGTTGGTGATGCAGAAAAAATTGGTACGTTTGGAGATCTTTTAGGTGGTCCAACTGAAATAGATAGAAGTGATACAGACCCAGATGCAACAAGAGAAATATTAAATAGAATTAAATTTGGTACAGAAGGTGCATTATTTACAGGCATTCTTGGAGGTACGGGTAGGGTTATTAAAAAAATAACAAACAGGAACAAAGGATTAGACACAGCTAACTCACAATTAGATAGATGGATTGATAAAGTTGCAGAAAAATTTAGAGCACGTAGTGGTAAGACTCAAGAATTTTTTGATATAGAAAGACAATCTATTGGAGCACAAGCAGCTGATGCAAACGTTGCAAGAAATTTATCAAGAGAACTAGATGTAGACATAGATAAACTATTTCCACCTATGCGTACTGTATTTAACAAACAGTCTGCGAAAGAAAGAACAAAATTTTTAGGTGACGTAAACGATGCGTTGTTATCAGGAGAGGCAAAACTTGGTGACGATGGTATTGCATCTTTTGGAGAGATAGATGCAGCAGCTAAACAAAGAGTAATTGAAGGTATAAGAAAATTTGCACCTAATGCACAAGTCGCAGAAGAATTAGAAAAATCTATTCTTGGTGGTTTGTCTGTCATGAGAAGTAAATGGTCTGATTTGTTTTCTAAACTTGGTGGGTCACTAGATGCACAAGACATACAATCTTTTAAACAATTATTTGGTGGTAAGTTTAAAAACTACCTTGGTTCTACATACGACATTTTTCAAGATAAAAGTATTTTACCATGGATGAGATATAAGCCTTCAGCAGAAGCAATAACTAATGCTAAAGATTTATTTAAAGCAAGTGCAAAAGAAGCAGGTAAAGATCTTACAGATTTAGAAGCAGAGCAAATTGTAAACAACGTATTAAAAACTTCTGGATTACCAAAAGGTTTAAGAATGGACAAACCTTCTGACGCACTATTTAACATACCAGACTTTTTTGTAAACAGAACTGCATTAGATGATGCAGTCAAAAGAGGTGGTGTACCTAGAATATCAATTAGAGATGTTGCATCGGAAGCAGACCAAAAAGTATTTAATGATTTGTTTGGTAAACAAAAAAATCCTATGCAAACAATGATAGGTGGTATGGCTAAGCTATCTTTAATTACAAGACGTAATTTATTTTATGATGATTTGATTAAAAAGAATGACGAAGTTGTAGCTAACTTTAGAAACGCTACAGATAAAACTACAGTAGCACAACCTATGTTTGCTAAATCAGAAGCAGAAGCGAGAGCTTTCTTTGGTGATGACTTTCAAAGAATAGAAGTGATTGATCCTGCACAAACTTTAAATGTAAACATTGCATCGGGTGCAAGTAATCCGTTTGGTGATATTGCAAAACCTTTCTTTGCAAGACCAGGTGTTGCTGAAGCTATGAAAGCCACATCTTTAAATACACAAAGCCCTGGTATACTGGGAAGACTATATGAAAGTTTAGTATTGTATCCTAAAGCTACATCACAGATTGCTAAAACAATTTTATCACCGGTAACACACTTACGTAACTTTGTAAGTGCTGGAGCCTTTGCTGCAGCAAACGGCATTTTACCAGCAGCAGACGTGGGCGCAATTAAACAGGCATATCAAGCATTACAAACACCACTTAAAGGCACAAGGCAGCAGAATGATTTATATCAAGAACTATTAGAGCTTGGTGTCGTAAACTCTAACGTAAGACTTGGAGATCTATCAAGACTATTACAAGATGTAAATTTTGGTGAGACCATGACATCTGACAAAGGTATGAGATTATTATTAAAACCTTTATCAAAATTAAAATCTGTATCACAAGATTTATATACAGCTGAAGATGACTTCTGGAAAATATATTCTTGGGCTGTAGAAAAATCTAGATTAGAAAAAGCATATGAAAAGATTGGTGTAACAAGAGGACAATTTTTTAAACGTAATGGTGTTGATGTAAGACTAGATGAAAAATTTTTAAAAGAAGAAGCAGCTGACATTGTAAGAAATAATATACCTAACTATGATTATGTATCTGACTTTGTAAAAGGTTTAAGAAAACTACCTATCGGTAATTTCGTATCGTTTCCAGCAGAGATAGCTAGAACAGGTACGAATATTGTAAGACGTGCATTAAGAGAGATAAACGAGACTATAACTTTACCTGATGGTAGAGTTGTAAAACCTATGGAGGGTATAGGATATACCAGATTAATGGGATTTACGACTACAGTTGCAGCTATACCAGTAGCCACAACAGCAGCATTTCAGGCCCTATACGACGTCACAGACGAGGAAAGAGAGGCAATTCGAAGGTTTGCAGCCCAATGGTCAAAAAACTCTACTTTACTACCTATAAAACAAGAAGATGGGAGTTTTAAATACATAGATTTTAGTCACGCTAATGCATACGACACATTAATTAGACCATTACAAACGGTAGTTAATGCTGTTCAAGATGGTAGAACAGATGAAGATGGTATCATGGATGACTTTGCAAGAGGTTTATTCACAGCTACGTCAGAATTTGGTCAGCCCTTTATATCAGAATCTATTTGGACTGAAGCTGCATTAGATATTATAGCTAGAGGCGGTAGAACTAGAGAAGGTTTTCAAGTTTACAGTGATCAAGACACAGCTGGAGATCGTAATAGTAAAATATTTGCACACTTAGTAAAAGCACAAATGCCTTTTTCATTAGATCAATTAAAAAGATTAGATCGGTCTATAGAATCTGTCGATGTAATTACTAAAGGTAAGTTTGACAAGTACGGACAAGAGTTTGAATTTGGTGATGAATTTGGAGGACTGTTTGGTTTTAGAGCTGTCAATGTAAATCCTGAAAGAGCTATGAATTTTAAAGTTGCAAACTTTCAAAAAGGTGTAAGGGATTCAAGAAGTTTATTTACTAGAGTTGTGTTAAAAGGTGGACCCATTGATCCAACTGAAGTTGTAGATGCATACATTAACGCTAACCGTGCACTGTTTGGTGTAAAGAAAACTTTAAAAGGTGACATGGATGCTGCAAGATTATTAAATATATCTGAACCTGGTTTTTATAGCGCATTAGATAGAATTTCTTCAAGAGAAGTAAATTCTTTAGAAGAAGATGTTTTTAAACCTTATGTTGTATCTCGTGAAGTTATAAATGCAATGCAAGAAAACTCAGACAGAATTGGTATAGCTAATCCATTTGATAGAGCAGCAGACACTATCGCAGAACTTCAATCTCAATTTTCAGACTTAAGTTTAAAATTACCTGAATTCCCTGTATTTGAAAACCCATTACAACCTATCATGCAGGACACACCACTAGGTCCTACAACACTTAATTTACCTAGTATTAATGCGGAAGCTGTGTCAGCACAAGTACAAGGCGGTAATTTTAACAACTTGACAACACAACAGAAATTAGAAATACTGTTTGGGCGAGGATAATATGGCAAAAAACGCATTACAAAAAATAGAAGATCATGAAAAGCTTTGCAGAATTATGCAAAAGCAAACACATGATAAGATACATAAGATAGAGTCACAAATAAATAGACTTGAAAAAATTGTATTAGTTTCAGCAGGTATGTTGATAATGGGAATGGCTAATATGATATTTATGTTAATAACAAAATAATGAATCTTTCACGTAACTTCACCTTATCAGAGCTTACCAAAAGCGACACTGCTATCAGACTTGGGATTAATAACAATCCTACAGCAGAACAAGTAGATAAATTAAAAGCGTTGTGTGAAAATATTTTACAGCCAGTACGTGACCACTTTGGCAGAGTTAAGATCACTAGCGGTTTTCGTAACGCAGAATTATGTATTGCAATCGGCAGCTCTGTAAATTCACAGCACGCCAAAGCCGAGGCCGCAGATTTCGAATGTATTGGAGTTGACAACGCTGAACTTTTTGATTGGATTAAAAATAACCTTACGCCAGATCAGCTCATACTCGAATACTACACTCCAGGCGAACCTAACTCGGGCTGGATACATTGCTCGTGGATTGAAGAAACACCAAGAGCATCATTCTTACATGCTTATAAATCTGAAGGTAAAACTAAATATAAACCAATATTAGGTTCAGCAAGAGATATAATTTAGATCCAAGCTTTTAATTCTTCACCCATAATTTGACTGGCGATGTTTACTTTTTTCTTAAGGGCTTTTACAATTCTAGCATCAACAGTATCTTCACAATAAATATCTATATAAGTCATTGGAAAGTTTTGACCAATACGATCTATTCTAGCTTCTGATTGTTGTCTTTTCTCAAGATCATAACCATTAGAATAATATACCATGGTAGATGCAGCAGTTAATGTAATACCATAACCACCTGTCTGCGTAGTGCCTACAAAAAATCTAACCGGTGAGTCTGGATCTTGAAACTTTCTTATATTTTCTTGACGGTCACTCATAGGGGTAGGACCATAGTAATCTACAAAACTATTTTCGCCGTATTTTTTAACTATCTCCCGGATAATCCTATTTACATCACGTTGCCAATGGGCCCATATAACAACTTTACCTTCTACTTCTTCTAATACATTCATAAGCTCTGATAATCTGTTTGAGTCTAGATCTTGAATGGTGCCATCATCAGCTGTAAAGTGACCACAAGTTATTTGTTGTAGCCGCATTAATTGAGTCATTACTGTAGAGGTTGTCATCATCTTACCATCCATTTGAGCAAGTGCTAAATTTTTCATTTGTAGATAAAGTTTCTTTTGATCAGGTGTTAAAGTAACTAAACGTTTTACAAATGTTTTAGCAGGTAAATCTAAACAGTCTTCTTTCAAGACACGGTATGAAAAAGGTTTTAATTTTTCTGACAGTTCTGGTAAGTGTTGATAGCCAGTTACAATTTGTACTGACCTACCACCAAAGTTTGCTGTCTTCATAACAGCATATCTTGTTCTAAATGTATAATAAGATGTGTGACCCAACAATTCTTTTTTAAGAAACTCACATTGTTTATATAAATCTAATGGTGATTTAGTTACAGGAGATCCTGTCAATATTCTTTTATATCCTGCATACTCACCTAGGGTACAAATATGTTTAGTGCGTTTTGCGTCTGGATTTTTAATTGTAGTAGACTCATCAATGGCCATCATAGTTCTATGACATCTTAAAAATTTAGCTGCAAACTCTACACCTTTTTTAGTAGAGAAGGCTTCTACATTCATAATTAAAATATGAAGATCTTCTCCAGGTGCAAATAATTTATCTAATTCTGTCTGTTGTTTTTTATTAATCATAGATTGCCATAATACAGAAGTATGGTCTATGTGATCAGGTAGGTGGTCAGGTATTTCACCATCATACCAGTTTTTATATACACCTTTTGGTGCCACAATTAGAACACCATTGATCTTGCCGGCGTCATACAACATAGCAATGTTGTCAATTAACACTTTTGATTTACCAGTACCCATCTCCATAAAATAAGCAAAGTAAGATTTATCCCATGATAATTCTAATGCTTTTAATTGATGAGCGTAAGGCTCGGTCTTAAATTTATATTTCATATTTTTTTATTCTTTCTAGTTGACATCTATATAGAACATCTTATATTGTTTGTCAATGTCAGAAAGAAGAAAAGTTTATGTAATACAAGAATTGCCTGGAACCAAAGCTGGTACTCCTAAAATAAATATTATGAGTGCAAGAGAGTATGGTGAATTTAATTTTTTATTACCAGAATTTTCTCAAATAATATTTTCTCCTGGACCATTAGTTTTTAAATTAAAAAAACTTTTAAAGGACTATACTCCAGAAGACTATTTATTATTAACAGGTGATCCTGCTATAATTGGAATTGCGTGTTCTATTGTTTCTGATATTACTAACGGCAAATTTAATTTGTTGAAGTGGGATAGACAAGAAAGAGTCTACTATCCTTTAAAAATTAACTTATACGAGAAAGGAGAAATCAATGTCGATTGACTTTGAACAAGAAAAAAGAGAAGAGTTGGATGGTGCTAATGATGCCAAAAAATTATCTGATCAAGTAGTAAAACTACAAGAACTAGAAGCAGAACTTTTAGTTAAAGAACAAGAATACAAAGAGATGAAAAGAAAAGTAGAACTAGTATCAGCTGAGGTAATACCTACAATGATGCAAGAAATGAATATCTCTACATTAAAATTATCAGACGGGACTTCGGTAGAAGTTAAACCTGTCTACGGTGCTTCTATACCTGCAGATAAAAAGGAAGAAGCATACGAATGGCTTCGTGAGAACGGACTGGGTGATCTTATCAAAAATGAGGTAACCGTTGCTTTTGGACGTTCCGAAGATAACAAGGCACAGCAATACGCTGTCCTTGCGCAAGGTCAAGGGTATGAACCTATCCAGAAACTAAAGGTTGAACCAATGACACTTAAAGCACTAGTCAGAGAGCGTGTTGAGGCTGGACTCGATATGCCTTCTGACTTATTTAACCTGTTCACGAGCAACAGAACAAAAATAACAAGGAATAAATAACCATGAATGAAGTAACAGAAAAAAAGTCTGCTCCTCTTCCGGCTAACATGTTTGAAGAAGACGCAGCAAAAGGTTTGGGTTCAATAGGTCAAGATGATCTTGCCTTACCTTTTCTTAAAATCCTAGGACAACTTTCACCAGAAGTTAATAAACGTGATGGTAAGTATGTTGAAGGTGCAGAACCCGGAATGATTTTTAATTCCGTAACTGGAGAGTTGTATGATGGAGTGAAAGGCTTAGATGTCATTCCTGCATTTTATAAACTCGAGTACATCGAATGGAAAGATAGAGGAGACGGACCAGGTGCACCAGTTGCAATCTATGATTCATCTTCTGATATCATGTCCAAAACAAAAGCAGATGCAAACTATAAAGATAGACTACCAAATGGTAATTATATTGAAAAGACTGCATCGCATTTTGTGATTATAAATGGAGACAGTCCATCGACTGCGTTGATCTCTATGAAATCTACTCAATTAAAAATTAGTAGAAAATGGAATTCAATGATGTCGGGCATAAAACTAAAAGGTAAAAACGGTTTATATACGCCGGCATCTTTTAGCCATATTTACAAACTAAAGACTACTCAAATGTCTAATGACAAAGGCACTTGGTTTGGTTGGGAAGTAAGTAAAGTTGGTCCTATTACTGACGCAAGTCTTTATCAACAAGCTAAATCGTTTTCTGAAAACATCTCTAAGGGTGCAGTGAAAGCGAAGCATGGTGAAGAAAAACCAGCGGAAAGTAAAAGCATTATCTAATTCTCTAAGAGAATAAGTGCACAGCATGGGCCAATTGGGAGACTAAGTGGCCCATGTAGACAGGATAATTATGCAAGAATATATAAAGATATTTAATGGCTATAGACATGCGTATGGTATCGCAGATTGGACTAACGCTATTATTGATCCAGAAAGTGGTAAGAAGAAACCTGTATACAGATGGAACTACGAAGAGTTTACTGACGCAATTTATCAAGAACATTTAAACGGAAACATATCTGTTGGAATACAGCCTACTAATGAAAAAGGGACTGCTGTATTTGGGGTCATAGACGTAGACCCTAAACAATATGAAGACTTTGACAAAAAATTTTATTTAGAAACTATTCAAGAATATAAATTACCATTAGTGCCCGTTGAGTCTAAGAGTGGCGGACTACATTTATATTTGTTTATGAATGAATTTGTACAATCGACAGTTATTGTATCATTCTTAAGTAACCTATTACCTATATTTAATCTTAAACCAGACTGTGAAATATTTCCTAAACAAACACAACTAACAAAGGATCCGGAAACAGGGATCTTAAAACCAGGACAATTTATTAATCTACCATACTACGGCGGAGAAAGACGTGCCGTTAATATTGATGGTACATTTTTTACATTAGAACAATTTATAAAAGTTGTAGATGCAAATACAACCAGTGCAGATGAATTAAAAACTATTACAGAAGATATGGAAAAACAATCTATGGAAGGCGTAGATGAAGATTTTGTTGAAGGACCTCCTTGTCTTGGATTGATATCTAAAATATCTAATCAATCTAATTTTGATGGTAAAGACAGATTTATGTATAACTACCATGTGTTTGTTAAAATGAAATACCCAGACAATTGGGAACAGAAAGTAAAAAATGCACCAGTAAAATACTTTGCAAGAGAACACGCTAACGCATGGGATGATAATAAATTAAAACAAAAAACAAGATCATGGAACAGATCGGAAAAAGGTTACACTTGTAATCAAAGTCCTATTAGTGATTTTTGTAAAAAAGGTATCTGTGTTAAAAAGAAATTTGGTATACTAGCAGGATCAAAAGGACAGTATCCTGTATTAACAAACTTAAGAAAGATAGACATAGAACCAGATCCAGAATATGAATTTGACGTTACTAAACCAGATGGCATTGGTAAAGCAACAGTGCATTGTAAAACAATCGAACATGTAACAGACCAACGTAAACGTAGAAACTCAATAGCAAAAGCTGCAGGGTTTCCACCACCAATTATAAAAGCACCAGAAGATCAAACAGTTTTAGAAGCGTTATTCCAAACACAAAAAATAATTAATCCACCAGTAGGTACATCACCAAGAGAAAAATTACATGATGTATTACATGCAAAAATAAATGGACCTAAAGCTATGAACGATGCATCATTTAAATCTGGCACAGTATTAGTAGAAGATGGTTATGCATACTTTAAGTTTGATAAATTTTATGACAAACTAAAATCTAAAAACTGGAAACATGGTGAGGACAAAACAGGTGTTATGATGAAAACTAACTACAAACATTGTGACATACAATTTTTAGAACAAAAAAGATATCCAAGCACAGTAAAAAATAAATACAATACACCTACGAAGAACATAGTTTGCATAAGTATAGAACAATTTAAAGACGTAACTATAAATCATACAAAACTAAAACATAATACGGAGATAATGTAATGAAAAAATATTTAATAATTTTAACACTCTTAACAGGGTGTTCACACATTGATGATAAATTTAATCCTACAACTACTTTAATAAAGCATATAATAAAAGGACAAAATAAATGAAAGCTGTTCGAAAAATACTGGGTCCACCGGGTACAGGTAAGACAACAAAGTTATTAAGATATGTTAAAACATTTTTAAAACTGGGGACACCTATTGATAAGATAGGATACTTTGCATTTACAACTAAAGCTGCAGGTGAAGCAGTAGATAGAATGTTAGACTATCACTCAGCATTTCAGAAAAAAGATCTAAAACATTTTAGAACTCTACATTCTTTAGCTTTTACACAATTAGGTATGAAGAAAGCTCAGGTTATGCAAGACGAACACTACCAGGACATAGGTCGTAAATTAGGAATAGAAGTTACAGTTTATTCTAATGGTGAAGAGAAGACAGGTTTTGTAGATTCTGATAGTGAATATTTTAATATAATTAATGCAGCAAGAATAAAGAATGTAACTGTAGAAGAAGAATACAACACCGACATGTATTCAGAAGACATAGATAAACATCTATTACAGATTTTAAAAGAAGAAGTAGAAAATTATAAACAAGCTTATGGTCTAGTAGACTTTACCGACATGATTGAAAAATTTAATGTGGCCGAATTGTGTCCGAAATATGATGTAATATTCATTGACGAAGCACAAGATTTATCGCCAATACAGTGGAAAATGTACGATATACTTAAGAAAAACTCTAAACATGTTATACTAGCCGGTGATGATGATCAAGCCATTTATGGCTGGGCAGGTGCAGATGTACAACGATTTCAAGATGAGCCTGCAAAAAACATAATTTTGCCACAATCTTACAGGGTGCCACAACAAGTGCAATTTGTTGCAGATCAAATACTAAGTCGCATACCAGATGATAGGCGTATTAAAAAAACATGGGCACCGCGTCCGGAATCAGGGACCGTGGAATATATAACGGCAATAGAAGATGTACCTTTGTATGAAGGAGATTGGTTAATTCTATCCAGAACTAATGATAAATTAAATAAACTAAAATCTGTTTTAAAAGATATGGCTATTTACTTTGAACTAAAAGGTAGAAAGAGTTATAAGACAAGATTGTATACAGCAGTAAAACATTACACTAGATGGCAACAAGGAGATCTACTATCTCTATCTGAAGTAAAAGATGTTTTAGAACAGACAGGACAAAGTCCAGATCCTTTCCCTACAGAAGAAAGAATGTATGATCTAGCAGAGTTTGATTTAGATAAATCAAATGAGTGGTACGAAGTATTTACACAAGACTATGAAGAATGTTTGTACATCCGAGAAATGTTACGGAATGAAGAACAATTATCTAAACCTGCAAGAGTAAGGCTGTCTACAATACATGCAGCAAAAGGTGGGGAAGCAACAAATGTTTTAATTATTTTAGATAACACAAAAAAAATAAGAGAAGCAGTGGACAAGAGTGAAGACAAACACGATGAAGAGCATAGAGTTTGGTACGTTGGAGTCACACGTACAAAACAAAATTTATATATAATGACAGCTAAACAGGAGGACAAAGGTTATGACATCGAAAGCATTGCATAAACAAGTTTCGGGAACTCATTACATGTACATGAAAATACAGCCGGCAGAGTTTATAAACAAGAACAAATTGCTTTTTGCAGAAGGGAATGCTATAAAATACATATGCAGACATTCTCGCAAAGGGGGAATAGAAGACATAGATAAAGCAATACATTATTTAGAAATGATAAAAGAAAGGGACTATGGAACCAAATAATCACATACCACATTACATGGGTTTGTTTACGTGCCTATTAGTTTTATGTTACTTAATATGAAAAGAAGTGTAATTAGAAAAACTATTAAAATAGATAAACACAAGTTTAATTTAGAAATATATCCACGACTAGTTGACTGGGAAATATTTCCACACAACTACGACGCTGCTTTGTATGCATTTAGCAACAAAGATAAACTAACAAAACAAATACAAATTAATCACGTATATGAAAAGGAAACAAGATGAAGATACCTACCTTTAGTGCACAAACAGAATGGGTTATACCTAAAGAATTTCCAGACTTAAGAGAAGTTGACGAAATTGCAATTGACTTAGAAACACGTGACCCAGATTTAATTAAAAAAGGATCTGGATCTATAATAGGTAATGGGGAAGTTATAGGAATAGCTGTAGCAACTGCACATTACAAAGGATACTTTCCTATTGCACATGAGGGTGGTGGTAACATGGATCGTAAGAAAGTTTTAGAATGGTTTAAAGATATTCTTAAAACAAACTCTACAAAAATATTTCACAATGCAATGTATGATGTTTGTTGGATAAGAGCTATGGGTCTAACAATTAATGGTATGATTGTTGACACAATGATAGCGGCAGCTGTGACTGATGAAAATAGATTTAGATATGATTTAAATAGTTTGTCATGGAAGTACAATGGTTTTGGTAAAAACGAAGCAGCACTTGCAGAGGCAGCAGCTGAGTGGGGTATAGATCCAAAATCTGAAATGTATAAATTGCCATCATTAAATGTTGGTAGCTATGCTGAAAGAGATGCAGAAGCAACGTATGGTTTGTGGCAAGAGATGAAAAAAGAAATTATATCACAAGACCTACAATCTATTATGGAATTAGAAACAGATTTATTTCCATGTCTAGTTGATATGAGATTTAAAGGTGTACGTGTAGATGTAGAAAGAGCACACAATCTTAAAAAAACTTTAGTAAAAGAAGAACAAGATATATTAACTGCGATAGAAAAAGAAACTAATGTACGTCCACAGATATGGGCGGCAAGTAGTATAGCAGATGTATTTGAGAACTTAAAGATACCATTTGAAAGAACAGAAAAAACACAAGCACCATCATTTACAAAAAACTTTTTACAGGAACATAAACATCCTGTTGTAAATATGATTGCAAAGGCAAGAGAAGTAAACAAAGCGCATACAACTTTTATAGATTCTATTTTACGTTATGAACACAAAGGTAGAATACATGCAGAGATAAACCAATTAAGAAATGCAGGTGGTGGTACAGTGACTGGAAGATTCTCTTATCAGAATCCTAATCTACAGCAGATACCAGCACGTAACAAAGACTTAGGTCCTAAGATAAGATCTTTATTTATACCAGAAGAAGGTTGTAAGTGGGGAGTCTTTGACTATTCACAACAGGAACCACGTCTTGTTGTACACTACGCAGCATTATATAAATTACCATCAGTGTATGATGTAGTTGATTCTTATGAATCAGATCCTGACGCAGACTTTCACCAAACTGTTGCAGACATGGCAGAGATACCAAGAACACAAGCTAAAACAATTAACTTAGGATTATTTTATGGTATGGGTAAAGCTAAACTTCAGGCAGAGTTGGGTGTTAGTAAAGACAAAGCTGCAGAATTATTTAATACATATCACGCAAAAGTACCGTTTGTAAAACAACTGATGGACAAAGCATCTAACAGAGCGCAAGACAGAGGTCAGATAAGAACTTTACTTGGCAGACTATGTAGGTTTCATCTATGGGAACCAAACAGTTTCGGTATGCATAAAGCTATGACACATGAAGATGCGTTGGCGGAACACGGACCAGGGATAAAAAGAGCATATACTTACAAAGCATTAAATAAATTAATTCAAGGTAGTGCAGCAGATATGACAAAAAAATCTATGTTAGAATTATATAAAGAAGGAATTATACCACATATTCAAATACATGATGAGTTAGATTTATCTATTGAGAATGACGCACAGGCAAAAAAGATAATTGAAATTATGGAGCATGCTGTTAGTCTAGAAGTACCAAACAAAGTTGACTATGAATGGGGCGACAATTGGGGGGAGATTAATAGTTAATGGCTTATCTTAATGCAAACATACCTGTAATAGAGTGTTACGTTCGAGGTAACTATCTAAGAGATCAAAAAGACTCACACGATAAATATTTTGAAGTAGGTGTATTTGGTTTTAGTTCTATACCAAACAGAGTACCTATGTTTCATTTTTTAATGGAAGATGGTGGTCTATGGTGGAGAGCACCTATATCAGCTTTTTGTACTAAACCTGGGGTAAAAGAATTACCACTTGATGAATTAGTTATGTGGGATTGTTTTAGTTATAATGTAAGTGTTACAACTTTTTATGAAATTGCAGGATGTACAATGCAATATACATCTAGACGTAAAGTAAAAAGAAAAGGTAAATATTTATTTACAATAGATTGGTGCGCAGGAGATTTTAACGAGTTAAATTTTGGTTATTCAGAGAAGCCGGACCAGCATAAATGTGGACACGTTATAGAATTAGAGGACGGAAACTATGCAATACAGCCAAATAATAGATTAAAAATATATGATCCTTCCATGGGAGTGGACCCAAACAAAACCTTGATTAATAGATTAGTAACAGATAAAATATACTCCGTAGAAAATTCTGCAAAATGGATTACAGACGAACATGAAAAAGGTATGTACGACTAT